AATCTAAAGAAGACATTGTTTTTCTAAACATGATAAACAGACATAACGAAATATTCTACAATAGAGAATTATTAATTGATCAACAAATAGAAAAGATGATTTATGGAAATTAATGTAACAAGAGAACTGTTAAAAGTTTTGCACAAGCATACTTTAAACTTAAATACTTGGGTGTTCTTGCTATCTTTGCAAAGTGGTGAAGATTTGTATGACCTTGAAGATGTAAATAATTATGCTTTTGTAGCACAACATCTTGGTGTACTAGGATTAATTAAGCTTTGTGATGATGAAACTGAAAATCTTTATTGTCTTACAGATGCAGGATTTCAAACAATAAATAAGATACATGAAGATACAAAACAAGGAATACAGGATAGCGATTAGTGACATCGAGACTTTGAAATGTTGTTCAATGTTTGGCTTTTATGATTTTGAGAATGATAAATGGTCAATATTTGAAATAAGCAAGTTCAAGAATGATTTGTATGCTTTTGTTAAGTTCTATAGTAAGGGTAATTGGGATAGGGTTGTTTGGTACAACGGGATAGACTTTGATACGCAGGTAATAGAATATATTCTTAGAAACTATGAAAAGTGGTTTAACTTAAGTGGATTAGAAATAGCTGATTTGATTTATCAACAAGCTCAAAAGGTTATTGATGATAAGAATTACGGTGTTTTTAATGAATTTAGACAAGAATATATGGAAGTTAAACCAATTGACGTATATACTATTCTTGGTTTAGACAACGAAGCAAGGAGATCATCTTTAAAGAAATGTGCTTTTCAGCTTGACGAAGAAGTGGAAGAAATGCCAATACATCATACTGTAGAATCTTTGACTGAAGAAGAAACAGATCAGGTTAGAGAATATATGAAGAATGATATTCTTATAACTTATAAACTGTTTAAGATAGTCATAGGTGATACAGATCATCCTATATACAAAGGTAATAACCAACTTGAATTAAGACTTGATATCCAAGATGAATTTGGTATAGATTGTATTAACTATAGTGATATTAAGATTGGTGATGAGCTTCTTAAAAAGAGTTATGCTGATGCTATAAGAAAAGATGTAAAGGATCTACCAAAGAAAGGTTTCTTTAGGAAAGAGATTAAGCTAAAGTTTTGCATACCTAAATATGTAGAATTTCAAACTGAACAACTACAAAAGCTACTTAAAGAAACCAAAAGTAAAATCATAAAGCCGCAAGATAAACATGAGTTAGAATTTGTATTTAAGAATACAAGTTATACTATTGGTTTAGGCGGTGGTCATAGTGATAATACTTCTGAAATTTGGCAATCTGATGAAGATTATCAAATAGTAGATCTTGATGTAGGTTCTTTATATCCGGCAATTATTGTAAACAACAGTTATTATCCTTATCATCTTGGTAAGGAATTACTTAATGTCTATAAGAAATTGTATCTTAAAAGAATAGAACTTAAACCTTTAGCTAAGAAAGATAAAAAGATAGCGGGTATCGTAGGTGCTATCAAGTTAATCTTGAATTCAGCTTATGGTAAAATGGGTTCTATGGATAGTTGGATGTATGATAAACAGGTGCAAGTAAGTGTTTGTTTAACTGGTCAGTTTGCATTATTAATGTTAATCGAGTCTATGGAACTTGCTGGTATTCACGTTTTCTCATTCAATACTGATGGTATAACGCTTAAGCTACACAAGGATAAAGTTGAAGAGTTTAAGAAGATTTGTGAAGATTGGGAAAACAAAACAAGTTTTATACTTGAAAGACAAGATTACAAAAAGATTATTTATTCTACGGTTAATGATTATATGGCTATAACCAATGATGACAAAGTTAAAACAAAAGGTGATTTCATCTCTGAGTTTGAACTTTGGAAGAATAAATCCAATAGAGTTGTAGCATTATCTCTCCAAGAATATTTCACAAAAGGAACTAAACCTGAAGATTTTATTAAGAACCACAAGAACATTTATGATTTCTGTATCATGTCAAGAGCTACAGGTGAAAACCATTTAGAATTACAAAATGATAAGAATGAAAATATCAAACTAAAGAAATTAGTTAGGTATTATTATTCTAATAATTCTAGTTGGCAATTGTTCAAAAGAGGTACTGGTACAACAGGTAAACCTATGAATGTTCATCAAGCAGCACCAAATGATTTAGGTAATATTTATGTACAGTATTTCAATAAGTTTGAAGATAAGCCATTTGATGACTATCACGTAGATGTCAATCAGTACATTTATAAAGCTTATAAAATTATTGCAAAAGTAGAAAAGAACAAAAAGGACAAGAATTTCATAACAAGTTTACAAGAAGTTAAGCAAATGAGCTTATTTTAAAATTAAAAGAAATGAATAAAGAATTTATACCTTAAAAAGATCAGTTATGAATGAATTAGTAAACTATTTTAAAAATGGTTCAATTTTAGATGTAATTATAGGTGTAGTTGTAATTGCAGTTATAATAAGAGTTGTATATGAAATAATATTTAAAAAAGATCAGTTATGAATAAAGAATTTATCCTATACGAACAAGCATTAGCTCTTAAAGAGTTAGGATTTGGTGAACCTTGTTTAGCTAGACATATTATTATGACTGAATGGGAAAAACCTACAGGACAAATAATACTTCAAATGGTAGATTGCTTAAATTCTGATAAAAATCTTGTTAAAGCACCACTTTACCAACAAGTATTTAGATGGTTTAGAGAGAAGTATAATCTTGTTGGTTTAATAGAAGGAGGATATGATAATGGTAATAATTTATTTACATATGTAATTTGGCAAGGTAGTTTTGATAATTGTATTGGCACTTATTGGAAAACCTATGAAGAAGCAGAACTTGCTTGTATAAATAAACTAATAGAAATAGTTAAAGATGGAACTAAAATTAACACCTGAGAAGATTAAGAAACTGCCTATTAAAGTAGACAGTTTTGTGTATTTATGGTTACTATCAATAGGTGAAGAACCTACATTTGATAAGAGTTTGGAGTTAATGATGGATGGTTATATCTTTCCTGGAGGTAAGGTTACTAAAAAGGGTTTAGATTTAATAGATTCTGTAACAGGTAATAAAAAAGTAAATCTTACTATAAACTATAGGGATATACTTGATGAACTTAAGAAGGCCATGAAAAAGTTTGTTGGTAAAGAACAAATACAAGGTTTTGGTGGTATTTATTTTAGACCTACAGAAGTAGAACTAAAGCAGTTTCTTGAAAGATTTTGGAAATATTACCCGGAATACAGAGATGTTGTTAAAATTACTAAGGTTATTAACAAGCACATAGAAACTTGTAGTAAAAAGAATAGTTTTGCACCTGCTATTAAATACTTTATCCTTAAGGAACAAAGTAAAGGAATGTATACATCACAATTAGCTTCAGCTTATGATAGCTTTGAAGAAAAAGAAGAACTAAAAACAACATTTGAGTTATGACAAACTATTATGAAAACCTGAAGAGTGCTATTACAGAAGGTATTGACGGTAAGAATGAAGGATTATCAACAGGTTTTCAAAGATTAGATAATTATATCTCGTTGAAAAGAAAAATGTTGATTTCTGTTATAGGTTCACCGGGTTCTGGTAAATCTGCATTTACTAATTTAGCATTTCTAATGAACCCTTTTGAGGATAACTTTAATACTAACAAGGTAAAACTTAAGATAATACTTTTTTCTATGGAGAGAAGTATTGTTTTTAGTTTTGGTAAGTGGATGTGTTTAAAGATATTCCAAGAACAAGGGGTAGATTTAGATTTAGGAACCTTATTAGGTTGGTATAGGAATAAGAAACTAACTACCGAGGGATTTAAGTATGTAGAAATGTATGAAGATTATTTTACTAATCTGCAAAATACATTAGATATATACGAAGGTCAAAGAAGTCCTAATGATATATTCAGAATTGTAAAAGGTTATTCAGAAGCTAATGGTAAAGAAACAAACATTACAGAATTCAAGAAGAAATATGTTGCAAATGACCCAAATGAACACGTTATTGTAATTGTAGATCATATTGGTTTAACTAAACCTATTAAAGATTACCCTACTAAGAAACAAGCAATTGACAGATTAGTAGAACATTTACAATACTTTCGAGACCATTTAGGATATACTTGTATAGCAGTTTCTCAATTAAACCGTGATTTAAGTAATCCATTGTATAAAAAAATGGACAGTTTTGAACCACATTTGGATAACATCAAAGAAACTGGTAATTTAGGTGAAGCTTCTGATATAGTACTAAGTTTATTTGATCCTATTAGGTATAACACAACTGATAAGAACTATGGTGATGTAGAGAAGTTCAGAAGTAATATCAATGGTCACAAGTACTTTAGAAGTGTAGCTATCCTAAAGAATAGTTATGGTATTGATGGTGCATCAATAGGAACAGTATTTATGGGTCAAAATGGTTTATTTAAGGAATTACCCAAATCTTCAGAAATAAAAGATTGGCAACAAAAGGATTATGATAGCATATTTAATCATACATACTTCCTACAAAAACCATTAATACCATTAGAAAAAGCAATAAGAATTTAGTATATTTGTAACAAATAAATAAACAATGAACAGATTAGATTTTGGTAAAGTTTTGGTAGTTGGACCTTCGGGTTATGGTAAAAGTTTCTTAAGCAAGACAGCTGATTTTGACAAAACAGGTTTTGTAAATAGTGAACAGAAACCATTACCATTTAAAGGTAATTTTAAATTTACTGGTAGACCTAAGAGTTGGGCTGGGTTCTTAAAGAATATTGAAGATTTTGGGAATAATCCTGATATCACCAATATTATTGTAGATTCACAATCAATGGGTTTTGATATGTTGCATAATGAAATGCAACAAAATTTTAAAGGATTTGATGTTTATAGCAATTATAACAAACAATTAGCAAGGTATTTTGATTTGATTAGAGCTGTACAAAAAGATGTAATTGTTCTTAGTCATGATGAAACTGTAGTTGAACAAGGTTATAAGCAAAGAAAAGCTAAAGTTCAAGGGAAACAGTACGAAGGCAGAGTTGAAGCTTATTATACAGTTGTATTATTTGCAGATAAGAGAATTAAAGAAGGTAAACCTGAATACTTTTTAAGAACATTTGCAGAAGATACAAGTTCTAAAACACCTGAAGGATTATTTCCTGATAAAACAGGTAATAATTTATTGGAAATAGCAAACGATGCTAGTTATATTTTTAAATCATTAGAAGATTATTATAGTTAAACAATTAAATTAAATAAAAATGCAAGTAAAAAAGAACGAATCGAAAGAAAGAAAAATGATGGTGGGTATTGGCGAAGTGCAAATACTAGGTTTTAATCCAAGTCGTGAAGAATTGGATAATATTCTTGGTATTGAACGTGATGAAGATTACGAAGCTAAACCTGAATTTGAATATTTTAAAGAAGGTGTAGAATTAAAGCAAAAAGATGAAGATGGTAATGAAACAGATAGCATTTTTTGTGATCAGCTAAATGTAACTGTTTGGGTTAAAGAAGTAAAAACTGGTGAAAAACTACCTATTAACTTTACTCTTTATAAAACTGAAGATATTAGTAGAACAGGTAAGTATAAGTTCGTAAATCAACACGGTAAATCTATTTATTGTGATGATGAAGCTAACTTAAGTGAATATTTTACTAATACACCAGGTAAAGTTAAACAACCTTTGGCTTATAAGAAAGCTTATAAAGGTGAAGCTAATTTGCTAGAATTCTTGGCAAGTTGGACAGGAATTAATCCTTTTGATACAGAATCAAGTTTGTTCCCTGAAGATACTAAGAAGTTTTGGACAGGTAACATGAAAGAACTTAATAGCTTGGTTATTGATTTTAGTACAAATACAGTAATGTGTAATTTTAGTGTAAGAGTTAAAGAAGTTACTGATAATGATGGTAATACTGAAACTAAAGAATACAACCGTATTGAAACAAAAGGTTTTTGTAGTGGTCACTATATGAAGTTCTTTAGACAATATGCTAAGAATAACTTTGAAGGTTTGCATACAAAAGCTAAGATGGGTAATACAAGTATGTATCAATTAGCTAAGTTTGTAGAAGATATCTATGGAGAATATGGTGTTAAGAATTTCACTTTTAAAGGTGAACTTACTGAATATCAAGAAGGTATGAATCCTGTAAATGCTGAAAGTGCAGTAGTTACAGACACTAATGCTGATTATTAATTGTTTATTTTAACAAGAAGCCTCAGTAGAAATACTGGGGCTTTTTTATTTTTGTACTATGAAAGTAAATAAGAATGTAGATTACAGTACAATGATAAATGAATGTTTGGATGATGCAGATATTCTTTATCATTATATTGGTCATAAGGATAGGTTATTTTGTTCTCCTTTAAGAACTGATAAACATCCTTCTTGTAGTCTTTATTATTCTTCTACTGGAAAGCTAAGATTTAAGGATCACGCAACAGGAGATAATCTTTCTGCAATTGCTTTTGTTCAAGAACTATATAAATTAAGTTACCCTGAAGCAGTAAAGAAGATTGTAGCTGATTTTGGGTTATATGGTGAAAAGTTTAATGCAAAACCAATACTTAAAGAATATGTAAAACCTGTAAAACAAGCTGTAGACATTAAAATTGTACCTAAAAAGTTTACTGATAACGATTTGGAATATTGGGATAGCTTTGGTATTAGCTTTGAAACATTGAAATTGTTTAATGTTTATTCTGTAGAAAGTTTGTGGGTTAAAAAGAACCCATTTCCTATCAAGAAGAATGAGTTATGCTTTGCATATTATTTTCCTAAATCTAATCACTTAAAGATTTATTTCCCTACAAGATCTAAAGGTAAAAAGTGGTATAGTAATACTGATAACATTTGTGATGTTCAAGGTTATTACCAAATGGATATTAAAAACACTAATCCAGAACTATTAGTATTAACCAGTTCTATGAAGGAAGTAATGCTTTTGTGGGAATATGGTATAAAATCCATGGCTATACACGGTGAATTAGCAATATATGACAAAGATTTCATAAGACATGTCAAAAAGTATTGTAGTAATATTAAATCACTTTATGATTGGGACGAAGCAGGTTATAAAGCTTCTGAAAGATTATTAACTGATTTTGATATACACCCTATACCAAAACCTGATTATCTTAATTGCAAAGACGTATCTGACTGCTTTAAGGAGAATAAAGAAAAGACTATTGAATTTTTAAAAACAATAAAATGAAACTAGAAGAAGATATCTTAGTAGACAATTTAATAAAAGACGTTATGCAAAGCAAGATTATAGTTTATAATGATGATGTAAATAGCTTTGAAAACGTAATAATTTGCTTAGTTAAATATTGTAATCACGATTACGAACAAGCAGAACAATGTGCTCAAATCATACACAATAAAGGTAAATATGCTGTAAAAACAGCTGATTTTAGCAAATTAATACCTATTTGTGATGCTTTAGTAGAAAATGGTTTAAACGCAAAAATTGAATAATGGAAAAGAAAAGAAATTTATATTTATTACCAACAGATAAAGGACAAAGAATTACTAAAACTAGTAAAGGGACACTACTTTGGTGTTCTAAATCTGCTGAAGATTTTATTGAAATTAGAAAAGGTTATTTGGGGTTTCACCTATACATCACTTCTAATGAAGAAATTAAAGAAGGTGATTGGATTTTAGATATTGAATTAAATAGAATTGAAAAATGTCAATATTCAGGTGTATTTAGAAATTGGAAGAAAATCATCCTAACAACAGACCAAGACTTAATTAAAGATAATGTACAAGCTATTGATAATGAGTTTTTAGAATGGTTTGTTAAGAATTCAAGTTGTGAGAGTGTTGAGATAGGAGAAGGAGTTAGATATGAAGATGAATGGATTGATAATGAAGATGGTGGTGAAATATTTCAACATCAATATTGTTGTTACAAAATAATCATTCCAATTGAAGAACCTAAAAGAACTCACTATTTAGACGAATTGCCTAATATAGATAAAGATACGTTAGCAAAAATGTGGGAAGCTACTATACCTAGAGTAGAGCCTAAACGAGAAGTATTCTTAATGAATGCGCATGGAGTTCTTGACACTAGAGAACCTAAACAAGAAACTCTTGAAAAAGCCGCTGAAAAATATGCAAAAACAGCAGAAGGAATTGATATTCCATATCAAAATGGATTATACTATGGATTTGTAGAAGGTGCTAAATGGCAAGCTGAAAGAATGTATAGTGAGGAAGAAGTTAGGCTAATATTGGATAAAACCTTAATTGAGTATTCGGATATAGTATTAGCTGATATACCTGAATGGTTTGAACAATTTAAAAAGAAATAGTTATGAAAACAGAATTAGAAGAAGCTGCTGAAAGATTGCAGAAAGATAAATATGGAATTTTTATTTCAAAAGATGCAGAAGTAAAAGGTCAATTAGTAATTGATACAGCAAAAGCAGCATTTCTATCAGGAATGACTGAAGGTGCTAAATGGCAGCAAGAACAAATAGGTAAGTCAGAATTTTTGCAAAAATTAAGAGGCACGTTATCTGATGCAGAAGCAAGAAGATTAATATTTGAACAATTTAAAAAGAAATAATATGGGAAAAGTAACAATAGAATTTGATACTGTAGAAGAAGCTACTGAAATAAGAGAAGCTTTAGATGGTTAC